ACAACATCTTGCAAAGGATTTCTCACCTTTAAATAATATAAAGGAAGGAATGTATGCATCCACCTGCTTAACTTTTGATATTACTAGAAAAAAGTATGCAAAAACTACTATGCGATATGATAAGTTGTTTGAAAAGCAAAACCATCTTTACGATAGACAATTAGTTGATACCAAATTTGCACCGTCAAGCAGTGTTACAAATCAAGTTTATGATAATCCAGATGCGGTAATTAAATATTATCCAAAGGCAACAAAACTATTTTCTGTAAGAGAGAAACCCGGAAACCCAGATAATCCTGCAAACAATGTAGATAAATGGTTACTCCAGAGAATAGCATCTATGGCTGCTCTAGATCAATTTGGTATTGATGTTGAAATAAAGGGAAATGTTGGTATCAGTCTTGGTGATGTGGTTTTCTTTGGAAGACCCCAAGTCGATTCAATTGATACAAAAAATGCCAGAGATCCTTTCTTCGTTGGTAAATTCCTCATAACAAGAATTAAACATACTGTAGAGAATAGAGGAGACTCATTAGGATTTAATTTGAGAACTACTTTATCCCTTAGAAGAGATTCTGAATTTTCTGATAGTGCTGATCATGCAGCAGATAAATTAACCGATCTCCTCAAGGGAAATACAACAGTACAAAACTTGGGTGGAGTTCAAGCAGTAAATCAATTATGTACAGAAGCACAATGCTATCCAGAATTGACTGGAGCAGTAAGAGAAGGCGTACTACGGAATAATACAACATGAGTGGATTTTTAGGAAAAGACGGTTTTGCATGGTTCTTCGGAGTAGTCGAAGACAGAAAAGACCCATTAAAGATAGGTCGTGTTCGTGTACGCATACTTGGTTATCATGATGATGACCGAAATGTTCTCCCAACCAGCGAATTACCTTGGGCTACCCCAGTTCAGGGGATCACCTCAGCTGCATTAGGCGGTCTAGGATCGACTCCAGTGGGGTTGGTAGAGGGTACATGGGTTCTGGGCTTCTTTACTGATCCTGGTTCATATCAGATTCCCATGATTCTTGGATCTATCGCAGGATTGAATGCCAAGACAATTAAAAAATTAGGTGAAGAACCCGGAAATGCATTTAAAGATTTGAGATCAGCATTTCAATTAAAGAATGCACCAAATAATGCATTTGATAAGCGAGAATACCCAAATGGAAGGGGTAATGATGGGGATAAGCATGGTGCTCAATTACAAACAGCAGAAAGTAATTCAACCTATCCAAGACCAGATTATGCTGCTGATGCAAGTGATAATGCAGATGGAACCCCTGATACAAACATATTAGGTGTAAACGATCAGAATAGAATGGATAAGACTTCTGTTGGTGTGAAGAATGCACCAAGAGAGAATGGTGGTACAAGAGAGACAGCAGTTCCTGTTGCAGATATTCCTTTTGAGAAGTTCTCAACCGGAGTCACTGGTGAAAGTGGTGCAAATAAAGGAACAAATAAAGGTCTTGGTGTTGGTTATAATGGTGTTGATTCTTCATCAAAACCATCACTAAAACAAAACTATAAGCAATTTAAAGACCAACCAACAAATGCAAATGGTCAATCCGTATTTTCATCAGGGGCAACAACTGTAGGTGGTAATAGGATATTTACACCAACTATCGTTTCAGCAACTGCTGTTTGTTATAAGGATAGTATGGGAAATATTCAATCTGGTGCCAGTGCAATAAAACAAAGTGTTATTGATCAAACAAATAAGACAGTAAAACAATCGAATATACAAAAACTACAATCAGATATAGAAGAAAGATCATTGTTGGGTGTTGGTTCTTATGTACGAACAGCAAATGGAACATTAGTAGATCCAAAGGACTTGGCAGAACAAAAGAAAGCAAACCAAGAAGCAGCAAAACCAGTCGGTACAGAAACTGGTATTTCTACAGGAGTTTCACCAACAGAGAAGGTAACTGTAAACGGTATTCCTGTAACACGCGATCAATTTGGTAATATCATACTAGATGGTAATGTAATTCCTTCTATTGATATTACAGAGAAGCAAAATAACCAACTAGATCCAAACAACCCAAATAGAAATGATGCATGTGGAGATTGTGGCTGTCAGGATGGTAAATAAATAAATTAGAGATTATATATGATATCACCAACACAAACACAAGGCGAATGGAGCGAACCAGAGACACCGTATGGTAAGGTAAAGGGAGAACCTACGGACAATGTTTATCCATATAATAAAGTTTTTGAATCGGAATCTGGACATGTCATTCAAGTAGATGATACTCCAGGATCAGAACGACTTGATGTATTCCATAGATCAGGAACATTTGAAGAATTCCATCCAAATGGTGATAGAGTTACAAAGGTAGTACGAGATAGATACACCTCAGTTTTAAGAGATGATTATGTCCATGTCGATGGTTTTTGTAATGTAACAATAGATAAAGCACTAAAGATTGTAGTCAATAAAGATGATACAGAAAGCACACCATCAAAGAATGTAAATTTTGATATTGAAGTTGGTAGAAATTCAAATGTCAATCTAGTAATCAAAAAGGGTAACTGTCAATTAAAACTCGAAGATGGTGATGTTAATCTATTGATGAATCGTGGCGATGTGAATATTCGTCAAGAAAAGGGAAACTATAACCACTTTGTAAATGGTGATTATAATCTAGAAGTTACTGGAAAGATGCATACTGTTGTTGGTAAAGATCTTGTAAATGAAATTGGTGGAAATAGAGATATTCGTGTTGATGGACAATTTGACAACAAATGGATTACAAATGGTTATTCTGAAACTTTAGTCGAAAAAGGTGATATGCGTGTTGAAGTTGGTGCAAATCATCATCAACTAATACATGGAGAATCTCACACGAGAGTAGAGCAAGGAAGAAGAACCTTTATTGAACAATATGAAGAATTATCAGTAAATGGTCCAACAAAGACTAAGGTTACTGGTAATTTTGATATCTTTACTGATGGAAATATTGCAATATCAAGTAGTGGTACTTTTGATGGATCATTTGCTGGTTTTACAAAAATTACATCCGATTCATCAATAGACATATTTGCTGCATCATCTGCAAAATTAACAGCAAATTCTAGTTTTGATATATTGTCTCAGGGAGCATTAAAAATAAATTCAAGTTCATCTGTGGACTTATTAAGCGGTGCTGCAATGAAGATTTCTTCTGGTGCAGTAATGGGATTAAATGCTTCCGGTGCTTTGTTACAAACTGGTAGTGTAATTCACTTAAATGGACCATCCGCACCAAGAGCATCAAGTGCATCAAGAGCAAGTTCAGCAGGTTCCGCTGAATTACCAACCAAACAATTTGTGTATGTTCCCGGTTCTATGGGCGCATGGACAAAGACTGTAAATGGTAAAACACCAGCATCTGTTCTAACAGGAGCAGTTGGTGATTTAAATGGTCAATTAGATTCTCTTAATAATGCAAAGGGTCAGTTAAATGGAGCATCATCTAATTTAACTCAATTACAACAACAATTAGCAGTTGCAGGAAACAATCCTGCACAGTTAAGCAATATAGCAAGTTCAACAGCAACTCTTACAAATAATGTTTCTGGTGTTGCTGGTTCTGTAAACAATTCTGTTGGTTCTGTTGGTGGAACTGTAGACGGTGTAGTAAACAATGCTGGCGGTATAGTTCCCGGAGTTGCTGATGGATTGAATCCATATTCTAGTGGTGGTGATTTTTTGACAGGATTAAAAGAGGGTATCGGTGGTATTACAGGATTTATAGGAGATATCTTTAGTACAATAACAGATATTGCCTGTGGTATTATTGATGCAATTGCTGGTGCAATAGATGCAGTAGTTGGTGTAATATCAGATGCAATAGACGCAGTAATGAATGCAATAAATTCTGTAATAGATGCAATTGGATCAGTAATTGATTCTATAACAAAAGCAATTGGTGATATTATCAACACCATAACAGACATCATTGGTCAAGTATTCGATGCCGCTGGCAACTTCATCGGTGGTATCGTAGATGGCATCGCAAGTGTAATCGATGCAATAGCAAGCATCTTTGATGGTCTTGGAAGACCCAGTAATTGTGGTATATCGCTTGCAGTATGTTCTGGTGATACGGCTATAGGAGTAACCATCTAATGTCTGGAGTTGCAAGAAAATTCATAGACAGTGTTGGTGGTGGAGTTGCATTAGGATCTTCTAATGTCTTTATTAATAATATAATGGTTGCCCAAAGAGGAGACAGGGTTACTCCACATCCTCCCTGCTGCTGTGGACCAGGCTGTGGTTGTCAGGAACACTGTGTTGCTTCCTTGGCAATGTCCTCACCAAATGTTTTTGCAAATAATATTAATATTGTAAGACAGGGAGATATTGCTACATGCGGACATCCGATTGCAGGATCTTCAAATGTATTTGCAAATTAAATAAAAACAAATATACATATTTAAAATGATCAGCAAAGACATAGATCTTAATTTTAATATAAACCCTATAACTGGGGATTTAAACCGAAAAAAAGATTCGGAAGCAGTAAAACAGGCACTAAAAACCTTGCTTCTTCTTGGATTATTTGAAAAACCATTCAATTCAGATTTAAATGCAAATATTAGAGGATTTTTATTTGAAAATTATTTAATAAATGCAGATAAAGAATTAGAAAATAATATCAGAAGAATAATTACAAAATATGAACCAAGAGTAACATTGAGGAAGGTATTGGCTACTGCTACCCCGAATCAAAATGCTATAGATATAACAATAGAATATTATTTTACCGGAAATAAAGAAGAAACATTAAACTTCTCACTAGAAAGAACAAGATAAAATGGAACAAAAAAGAGGCGATATTTCAAATTTGGATTTCGTATCCATTAAGTCAAATCTAATAGACTTTTTGAATAAGCAATCAGAGTTTAGTGGTTACTCCTTTGAAGGTTCAGCGTTCAATGTTCTTATGGATGTTCTTGCTTATAACACATATTACAATGCATTCTATAACAATATGGTTGTAAATGAAACCTTTATTGATAGTGCATCAAAAAGATCATCAATTGTTTCACTAGCAAAAAACTTAGGTTATACACCAAAGTCAACAAGAGCAGCAACAGCAACAATTAATATAAAATTAGATGCTGATAATTATACTAATGATGTAATCAACAGAAACACTCAAATAACTGCAACTGATACAGATAACAACACATATACATTCGTAACAACAAAATCATATTCATTTGATCCTGTTTCTTTTGATAGTTCTGGAAATGTTATTCAATATGGAATAACAGATGTTCCAATTATACAGGGAGTATATACTTCCTTCTCCGCAATAATATCAGATCCAAAACAAAAAATTCTA